CCGTACTCGTTCGGTTAAAAACGAGAGACAGTTAATTTTTATAAATTGCCTCTTACTCATTCAGGCATAAAATAGAATGAGAGAAGACCCTAAAATTATGGGAGGTTATATGAAAGTGGGAGCATTAAGAACGGCTGACCGAGCAGCAACTAATCTCGGAGAAGAGGAGCTTCGTTATCGTTTAGACTTACAGTTCTTTGCTGAAGAAGACGAGAACGGCGGTCAAGAAGACGGGGGACAAAACTCACCAACAGATGAAGACGCTTCCGAACCAAGCAACGAACCGTCTGCAGGGGGACAAGGAGGCAACAACAAACCGTCGAAAAACAATCCTCCAGTGAACGACAGTAACGACGACGATGACGATGATGAGAAACTAGTTCCCCAGTGGAAGGTCAACAAAGTTGTAACTCGCGAGGTACGAAAAGCTCAAGAAGACCTTCTTCGTCAACTAGGAATTGAGGACTTCGAGAGTGCAAAAGAAGGCCTTCAAAAATTCCGTGAATGGCAAGACGCTCAAAAATCCCGGGAAGAAAAACAGCTCGAGCAATTTAAGAAAGCGGAACAACAGCTGACTGAGTTCCAAACTGAAAACGCCAAACTTAAGGCACAAATCGCTGCACTGAAAGCAGGAGTAAAATCCGACAGTTTAGAAGATGTGATTGTTTTAGCTAATAACCTTGTGAACGAGGATACTTCGATTGACGAAGCCATTCAGAAAGTACTTAAGAAATATCCTCAGTTTAAACAAACTACTGAGCCGGCTGAAGGCGAGGGGGATAGCGGTAAAAAGCCCAAATTCTCCTCAGGCAATCACCAAAAACAACCTCAGTCGGAGGCTGAGAAATGGATTAATATCTTTAAGCAATTATAAGGAGGAATTAATTTATGGCAACAGTAAACTACGCTGAACTTTATGCTCAGGCCTTACAACAAAAGTTCTCTCAGGGATTAGGTTTCTTTGAACTTTATAATACTCGTAATAATAACAGCATTAGGTGGACTAGCGCCAAAACCATCAAAATCCCAAGAATTACGGTAGGCGGCTTTAAAGACGTTGACCGCGATGCAATGACACAATTTACTCGTCGTGCTGATAACCAATGGGAGCCAAAGACATTACAGCATGACCGTGAATTTAGCACCTTAGTAGATCCACAAGATGTGGATGAAACTAATATGGCGCTAACAATCGCCAATATTACGAGGGTGTTTAATGATGAACAAAAAATCCCTGAGATGGATAAGTATATGGCGTCTAAGCTTTATGCTGAATACACTGCTGCCGGTAAAACTCCTGACACTACCGCCTTAGATGCTACAAACGTTCTTTCCGTCTTCGATCAATTTATGGCTAACATGGATGAGGCGGAGGTTCCACAAGAAGGCCGTATCTTGTACGTTACTCCGGCAGTTCATGTATTATTAAAGCAAGCTCAAGAGATGCAACGTATGCATATTATTAGCGGCTCAGCGTCTAATGGAACAGTTAACCGCAGCATTTATTCTTTGGATGATGTAACTGTGAAACGTGTACCATCGTCCCGTATGAAAACACTTTACGACTTTACTGATGGTGCTGTTCCTGATGCTACGGCTCTGCAAATTAATATGATTCTGGTACATCCGGATGCTGTGATTGCTCCGCAAAAATACGAGTTTGTCAGCTTAGATGAGCCATATGCTCGTACTGGTGGAAAATACTTGTACTACGAACGTAAATATTGGGATGTATTCCTGATTGCAGCTAAAGCAGACGGCGTACAAATGAACGTAGAAGAAGCAGCAGGAGGAGTTTAATTTTTAGGGGGCTCATTTGAGTCCTCTTAACCCAAGTTTTTAGGGAGGTTATTATTTTATGGACTTAGTAAGAGTGAAGAAGGATAATAAGGTGCTTTATGTACCCGAGGAACGATTAAACTATTATCTCCGCGAAGGATATGACCAAATCAACGACCAAGGAGAGATCGTTAAACGAGCAACAAGCGGTCGTATGGTACCGATTGCAGAATACAATCGAGTGGTTGAGGAATTGGAAAAGGCTAAAACTCTTATTAAACAACTTCAGGAAGGTAAACCTGACGTTGCTGGGGAAGCTGGGGCTGAAGAGGCTGAAGATTCGGAAGGTGAAAGCAAGCGTCGCCGTCGCAAAGGGTGATGATTAATGCCATATGTGGATCTCTCTTATTATCTCGATACTTACGGAGGGTATTGGCCGGAACACTTAACTAGTGAGGACTTTGTCAAACTTGAAACTAGAGCCTTACTAGTTATTGACAATTTAACTAATTCAAACATTCAGGATCAAGAATTTGAGGATCTTCACCCGCTAGTACAACGGGCCGTTAAAAATGCAATTTGTGCTCAGATTGAGTACATGCTTAAAAATGGAACGGATGCTTTACATGGGGTGCAACCAAGTTCCGTGCATATTGGGAGTTTTAGTTATCAAGTAAGCTCCGCTTCCAATAACGGAAATAATGGCATTTCTCCGGAAGCAATACTTCACCTGTCTTCCTCTGGGCTTCTATACCAGGGGGTGATGGTATGTGATTAGACCAATACCCTTGCCCTTTTTAATTCATGAGGTTGTCTATGAGGAATACGCCGGAAATGACGGATGGGGTGAAACGTATTTGCCGCCCGTTACATTAGAGAATGTGCTCGTTCAACCTGTTAGCAATATTAGCCGCTCGAATATCGCTGAAGAAAAGCGATACAAGGCGATATTGTTTTTTGACATGACTCATTCCATACCAAAAGTGACATTCAAGGAAAAGTCAAGAGTCACTTTTAACGGCGAGACAATGACTGTGCAAAAGGTAAATACCCTTTATGCTTTATCAACAACACCCCATCATATCGAGGTGGAGCTAGTATGATTCGTTTTAATGTCAATGTCGATCTTAATAATAGCAAGCTGAAGGCCAAACTGAATCATTCTAAAAAAGCAGCACAAGCTCAATTGGACCAAGACGTATTAAAAGACAGCAACTATTTTATCCCTAAACAAGAAGGATATTTAGAGAGATCCGGAATACTTCATAGCCGGATTGGTGAAGGGCATATTGAATGGAATACGCCTTATGCTCGAAGATTATATTACAACCCACAATATAATTTCTCCAAAGATGTGAACCCAAACGCACAAGGGTTATGGTTTGAAGCAGCCAAAGCCCGGCATAAAGAGGATTGGACACAACAAGTGAAAAAAGAATATGAGAAATATTTTAACGGGGAGTGAAGCGGATGGACTTTCTCGATCGTGTCAAAGAGTACGTTGAACAAAACGTAACCCTTAATGCGCCAATTGTATTCGGCCTGTTGGATACCGCCCCCTCTTCCATTGCCATCCGCCAAACTCCTTCATCAATGAATGATCGTTATACAAACAGCGAGAAAACGTTCATATTCGCGTTTCAAGTGCTAGTGAAGGACACTAATCATTCTATCGCTTACAACGTCATACAGAGCATTTTTAACGTTTTAGATGGGCTTGGAAAAGACGCGATTCCAAGCCAAGACGGAAGCTATACTTTTGTGAAGTGTGAATGCTACACGCTACCTAACTTCGTGGAAAAGACGGACAAAAACGAATACATTTACACCACTATTTTTCATGCCGAATTAGCAAAAGGAGGTCAGTAAAATGGCTGAATTCGAACTAATGAACAATCATAAATTCGAGATCAACACGACACCGGGGATAGAGCCTGGCACATACGCAGAAATTAAAGCCGGAATTACTAACGTCGAGCTGAATAATAATGAAGAATTAGCACAAGATAGATACCTTGATGGTGACGGATACGGGGAAACAGATATTATTGGAGCGCAATTAGTTCTAACGTTCACCGGTCATAGAAAGTACGGGGATGAGGCGCAAGATTTTATCTTCGGTAAACTGCCTGAACTAGGCCCATCCCGCCGTACAGAGTTTCGATGGACAGAACCGGACGGCGGGATGTTTGAAGGGGATTGCACAATTGCTAATATATCGGGTCCAAGTGGCGACGCAGGGGCAAAAGGTGAGATAACATTTGAAATTCATTTCAATGGACGGCCACAATATACCCCCCCAACTCCATAATAGAGCCGTTTTTTAGCGGCTCTCTCTCTTTTTTAACTTATGAAGGAGTGTGAACCATGAGAAAGTTTGAGTTCAAAAAACCATTTGAGGAAGTAGAGATCGCGGGGAAAGTGTACAGAATTGAATTCAATGATGACAAAATTCATGAGTATCAGGAGAAATTCCATTCTTTGGGAGCGGATGTACAGGAACTTTTGAATGTCGATGAAACGAAGCTCACGAAAGAAGAGCGAGAAAAACATTTTGAGAAAGGGAAACAACTGGTATGTAACGCCATTGATATGTTACTTGGTGAAGGTTCGTTCGATGAACTATATGAAAAAAGCGGACGCTCGATTATTAATATGTATAACTTGGTTGAGTTTCTAGCTGAGGTTGTCAATGAACGCAGCGCGCAGAACAGGGAGGAAAAGCGTCAGCAATACGTGAAGCCTAAACGTCGTGTAAACCAAAAATGACATTCAAACTGACTGATACATTCGATGATCACTTTGAATATGAGGGCAAAGTCTTTCATGTGGATATGGCGTTCGATAATATTTTACGGCTGTTTGAACTGTTTGACGACAAGTCTATCCTAGAATGGGAGAAGGTTCTTTGGGGACTGGAGGTTCTCATTGTCGAGTATGACGAACTTAGAGAAAAGCCGTTTGAGGAGCAATTTGAGTTATTTAAGTTAGTCTTGCGTGAGTTTTTGGACATTGACCTAGATCAACCCCCGGAACAATTAGAACAAGTTATGGACTATACGAAAGACGCGGAGTTGATTTACGCGTCTTTTTTTGCTGCCTACAAAATTGACCTATTTGAGATGCACGGGAAATTGCATTGGAAGAAGTTCCAGGCGTTGCTGACACACTTGCCGGATGATTCAAAGTTTAAAGAAGTGGTAGGCTACCGAACAATGAAAATTCCAAGTGCGAATAAGGTCGCAAAAGAGTATCGCGATCACGTTATCAAAATGAAACGGCTATATGCGCTTGAGGATGAAAAGACAAATATTGATGAGGTTTTCGATACCCTTGCCCAAACGTTCAAAGGCCAAGCGAAAGGGGTGAAAAAGGATGGCTGACGGCCGCGTCGTGATTGATGTCATATTGAATGACGGTCAAGTTGCAAAAGGTGTCGCAAATCTAGATAAGTCGCTTGGCAATCTTGATAAAACCTCACAAAAAGGAGCATTGACTGTTGGAAAGTTAGCCGCTGCATTAGGTTTAATCGGACTCGCTAAAAAGAGTATCGATATGGTCAGAAGCGCATTAGACGGGGCAATCGATCGATACGATACTTTAAATAACTTTCCGAGAGTCATGCAACAAATTGGATTCGATGCGCAAGATTCCGAAAAAGCTATTCAGCGTCTGTCCGACGGGATACAGGGATTGCCTACGACGCTCGATAGTGTTGCAAAAACAGCACAACGAATCGCCGTAATGACAAATGACTTAGACGGAGCTGTGGAAACTACATTAGCGTTAAATAATGCTTTTATCGCATCGGGTTCAAGTGTGGCTGATGCTCAGCGTGGACTAGAACAATATGTTCAAATGCTCGCAAAAGGCGAAGTCGATCTTGAATCTTGGCGAACTCTTCAAGAAACAATGGGTGTAGCACTCAATGACGTTGCGAAAGCATTTGGGTTTGCTGGGAAATCAGCTCAAAACGATTTATACAAAGCGTTGAAAGACGGCGAAATTACGTTTGATCAATTTAATGAAAAGCTAATCGAACTTTCTAATCAAACGGGCGGATTTGCCGACAGAGCTCGAACTGCTAGTGGTGGAATCCGTACAGCTTGGACGAATATGGGAACGGCTGTTGTTCGTGGAGTAACAGATATACTTGCATCGATTGATAACGTGTTAAAAGGAACACGTTTTGAAAGCATAGAGAATGTCATTGTTAGAATGGGGCAATCGTTCTATTCAGCTTTAAATAGAATAGCAGAAGCGATTCCTAAGGTTTATGAAGCATTAAGACCTTGGACACCACTTATTACAGGTATTGCGGCTGCTTTTGGAACATTAGTCACATCTATGGCGATATACGGAACAATCGCAAAATTACAAGCGGGTTTTATTGCGCTTATCGGAGTCATAAAAGGTACAACAACAGCGACAACTGGTTTTCAAAGAGTGATCGCTTTTCTAGCGAAAACCCCAATGTTGTTAATTGTCTCCGCATTAGTCGGACTTGCTGTCGCGACAGTCAATGCATACAAAAAGTTCGAGCCACTTAGAAATGCGATTGACCGAGTGGGCAGTACTTTGAAAACAGCTTTTGCACCTATCATAATTCAAGTTAGTGAACTTTTCGGGAAATTGCGGCAACGATTCGACAATCTTGCTAAAACAAAGGGAGCCGCCTTCCTTGAAAAAATGGCTGTTGCTTTCGAAAAACTAGCGGTGGCGGCAGCAAAATTCGTGGAAAGTAAAGTTGTACCGTTCATTGAAAAATTAGCTGATGCGATCGGAAAAGCATTTAGCGGCGATTTTAGCGGGATTACAAACTTTTTTGCGCAATTAGTACCGACAATCATTTCCGTACTTTTGGGCGGCATTCCTGCTTTAGTTTTAACTGCAGCTAGATTTTTACCTGCTATTGCAGAAGGAATAACCAGTAATTTACCGGTTATTTTAGGAACTGTTTCAAATATACTTACTAATATCATTCAGGGGATCGCTACATATTTACCAATGCTTGTTGAAACTGGAATTCAGATTTTAACAAGCTTAGTTAATGGTTTGACAACAGCGATTCCTTTAATTTTGCCGGTAGTACTTACAGTTATTACAAAAATAATTGAGCTGATTGCAACGAATTTGCCGCAGTTTTTAGAAATGGGCATGCAGGTGCTTTTAAATTTAATTCAAGGGTTGACATTGGCGTTACCT